TAAACCACCAAGTAATTCCGCTATAGTATGAGTACCCACTCCATTCGTATTGTCTGTGGTAATGGTGTATTTCTTAATTACAGGACCAAAAGAATTAACTTGGATTGTAGTATCCTCAGAAATTCTAATCCCCTCAACACCACCAGCTATTAGGGAGAGTTGGTCGGCGGCTGCTGTACCAAGACCCGTGTCTAAATCATCCCTATTAGGTGCTACAGAAGGAACTGTTGCGCTGGCACCAGATTTTCTTATTTGACCCCCTCCGGCAATAGCACTTCCAAAACCATTAACGTCAATATTCCAAGTGTATACACTGTTATGTGTTATTCTAACAGTATCATCAGCGGCTTCATAAAACCCAGTATCCCCATCCCCAAAAGCCAGCGTAGGCGTGACTGCGTCGTTGCTTAGGGGTAAGAGGAGTTGAGCGGTAGCGGCAGTAAGCTTTACAACGTCATTGATTTGATTAAGGCCCCCATAAATGGTCCCCCCGGTTCCCATCACACCGTCACCAGTCACGGTATTTCCATGGGCATAGCTTGTGCCTGTGCTAAAATTCGCCCACTCTCCGTCACTGTCGGTAGTGGTCACATTAATAAAGTTGCCGTTATAATATCCGGTTTTTGCTGCACCTGTATAAAGGCCATACATTACGCCAGCCGCCCCAACAGCATTTATGATGTTATTATTAACATGGTTAATATTAGCAGATGCATAAACCGAATATCCTATACTGGCACCAGTATGTTCTGAATCAGTAGTAATTGTGTTCTGTACTGCATACAGAATACCGCCTGCACCTGCGGTATGTGCAAGAGCAACAGTCATGTATGCCCCAACAGTATCTTGATCTATGGTAATTGTATTCTCTCTACACTCAAACGCATGAGCGGCAGAGTTCCAAATTGCATATACAGCACCATCTCCAGTTTGAGTGACAGAAATTCGATTATTTAGAAGCGCAAAATTTCCATCGTCAATATTAATCCCGTACAGACCAAAATCTTCTCCTGCTTTATTTTCAACATCAATTATACAATTTTCAACTATATTATAGTCAGTTGTATCATTATTGTTTGAATAAATAACTTCGTCTCCGGTAGCGGTTGCTGCCGATAATGTTACTGTAAACCCATCAAGGGTACATCCAGACGATGTGCCGAACGATACGGTGGTGCCCGCTCCTTGTGTAATAATAGTATTTTCGGCAGAACCCTGTGATCTTAATGTTATGTTGTCATGAGGAAATACAACTGCTTCATTATAAGTTCCCTCTGCAACAAGAATTGTATCCCATGCATCTGCAGCGTTCATAGCTGCACCAATGGTTGTATACTCAGAGGTTGGGCACACAAGAAGAATGTTATCACAAAATCCGCCAGGGAACACCCAGTCGCCCCCAGGAGTAGGAGCAGGACCACAAATGGAGAATGACGTTGCTGGCAAGCATAGGGTCAATAAAATAATTAGTATGGATAATGTTCGTTTCATTTTTACCTATCTCCTTTCAAAAGTTAAACGAACAGTAAATTCACCCAAGGCAGTGCCCTGATCAATTACTTTTAAGGTCAATAGACTCCTAACAGTAGGAAAATAATTGACATGAAGACCAGCCCTTGCAAGAAGTAAATTCGGATAACATGCCCGTTTTAAAGTGGCATGAATCATGTTTAATCCAGCATAGGGAGTTGTACTGCCATCCTCACACCCCAGAAGATCCAGGCCGTCTTCATCAAGAATAAATATGCTTGCTGCATCAGGAGCTACTCCCCCGGCGGTGGGGAATACTTCCACCCATGTTAAACACCAACCTTTGACCTTCTCAAAATTAGGGACCGTCATTTCTTCATTGGCCGGGTTTCCGACACATGTATATGTGAGTGTCCGGGTAGGATTAGAATTTAATCTGTCTTCTCCTACGTCTACGATTGACCCTTGGGTAACGCTGGCCCCGAACGATACCGCTGGAAATGTCATTACCAGAAGCAGGGCTATTAATTTAATTAATGTTTTCATTGGATTTCCTCTTTATTTTTTCATTATTCAAGCTCTAAGAAAGTGCCGTCGTCGTCTTCCAGAAAAGACGTTTCGGTTTCTTCGCCCGTGGTGACTTCAAAATAAATTATCCTGGTTATAATTCTATCGTCGTCAGTGGTTGCAACGATTTTGACCATCATAACGCCCACCGCATCGGCCTGTATCCGATAGAAAATATCTGGACTCGTATCAGAATCGGAAACAATAGTTAAGCCGGTGTCAGCTTCGATGGTGTAGCTTTCGATTTCTTCCGGGCTGATCAGGTAAGAATTGAAATGCTCAACAAAATCGTTGATATCGCCAATAATCATCCGGTTAGTCTCGCAGGTGTTCGGTGCCTCTGGGACAGGAGTATAGAACCTGCGACGACCCCATCGAACATTACCGGCACCCATGGACTGCCTGGCCGGGTATTGAATTTGTCTCGGATTCGCGGTCGCAGCGTAAAGAAACGACATTTGAGCAGAGGCATTTTTAAAAAGAACCGGGTCCGGGGTCATTCCCTTGCCAAAATCCGGCACCAATCGAACAGCAAGAATACACTCGAACGCATACCAGAACTTTTTATCCAACCCGCAAGGAGAATTAACGTCCGGGTCCTCTTCCAGGTAATATCCGCTGTAAACATTACGAGCATAGAACTCATTTGCCATGCCCTCAAGCCGTCGTAGTGCAAGGGCTATGTCCTGGGGCGATGGATTAACGGTTATCCCGGATATACGCATCTGAGAGTAAGCCCCGTTGATTAAATCGCCCTTCAGATCATTCGGCATCTTCCAGTTCCTTTAGTTCGTTGACAAGGCGCTCTATGCTCTTATTGTGCCAGTGGCTAATACCGGCGTATTTGGCCGCTGCTCTGATTGCTTCGTCGGGGTCCACTGGCCCTTCCGTGGTTTCCTCGGTTTCCGGCGTTTCCGTTTCTTCCAAAATCTCTCCCGAAGCTGCGTTGTCGTCATTCTCTTGTTTTTCCTCGGCATAGCACTCCTCCGGCGTGTAGAACCATCCTTGATCTAAAAGATGCAGATACGAATGCTCGTTGCACACCTGGAAATCACACGGTATGCCACCGACCTTTATTCTGTTGCCCTTTTGATAAAGTATAACTGCCATTTTGTACCTCTTTGAATGCGGGAGCCCGGAGGCTCCCTGTTAAGGTTTATTCGTTGATTTTTTATGTTGAAGAATCAGAGCCGTAATTGCCGATATCAACAATAGTGCCGCCGCCTGTCACAATAGCAGCTTTGGTCAATGCCGAATAACACCTTGATACTGTGCCGCTTCCGTCAATTATAACCGGATAGTCAACAACATCCGCCCTGTCGCTGGTATCATCGAGGAAATGGCACTCATCCACCAGCATGTTGTGGCCATTTTCCTGGTCAACGCCGATCGGTGTCCCAATGAAAAGGCATTTAAGAACTTGCAGGTTTACCGGGTTGATAACCCCGTTCGTCTTACTTCTGACTCCAGCCTCTTTACATGAAGTTGAAAAGAAACACTTTTCAATAAGAGTTCCGTCTGCGCCGTAATCAAGTATCCCACAAAGTTCACCATCTGCCACATCGCGTACGCAATTCACACCAAGAAACTTATTGCCATTAGTTGTTCCACCTGCTCCGGTTGTTCCATTCTGAATAGCAGCATAAAGTGGATCGCTGGTGTAAACTCCAAGCCCCTCTATGGTGCAATTGTCGCCCCGCAACGTCAACGCAGGGCCACCAGCAACACCGCTGAAAATTCCGGCTACAGGAACGCCATAGAGGACTGTTGAGTCATGGTTGCCAGGAGCAGCAACCTTTATGTGGCAGTCGCTGGCTATAAGGGTTAATGGTGTTTCGGCATACCATCCCTCATCGATCAGGATAAGTGTGTTTCTTCCCCGGGTTGGATATGCAGCCGTTGAATTGGCAAGATTAACCGCGGTAATTGCCTCTCTAATGGTTAGAAATGCTTGATCCCATGAACGGCCATCGCCCGATATTGATCCTTTATTCCTGGATACATACCAGATGCCGCCTGGGTATAATATTCTCAGGCCAATATTTTCAAGGTCGCTTCGTGATACATTCAGTCCTGTGTGAAAAAAATCTCTCATTTTAATATCTCCCCTGTTCAGGGCGAGGGTGTTAGCCCCCGCCGAGTAAGATTGTTTATGCGATTACTGGTACTGAATCGCCACCCCATCCAAAGACAGAAATGATAATCCAACCAGTAACATCGTCAACATAGAATAGAACGGCATAATCTCCGGTAGTCGTAAAAGCAATGGTTGAAAAACCAGTGCAAGTGGTTGGGGTTAATGTGCCAGTCCCTACAGATACAGCTACTGCATTAATGACCAAAAGCTGACCAGGCTCACCATCTGCCAATGTTAATGCTTCTGTACCATCAATGGTTTTGGCAACATACCCGTGAGTAACAGGTATTACCAAGTCTGTCGCCAATGCTGAGGCAGTATGGCCGGGAACAGTAGTGGTAAGATCTTCCGTAGCATCAGAGTCTTGCTGATGGTACATTTCCGCAATTCTAAATATTCGTGACATGGTTTTGTTCTCCTTTATTCAACCCTGGGGCAGTTTCCCACCCCAGGGGTTAAAGATTAATAGGTTACTGCTACCCCACAATTTGAGGGGTTTTTCACCGTGATTCCGTACCAGGTAAACAGCCGGAACCGGAACGTCAGCGTGTCAATATTCCCGTCATAAACCATGTACAGATTCAAACCGTTCGACATGGTGTCCGTGATGACCTTCATGCCGTCATACTGTTTGAAAAGCTCCCCCGGTATCGTGCCGCCAATAACCTCAACTGCTGATTTGTCCCAGAAGAGATTTGCTTTGTTGGAAGCGTCGATATTGAGCCGGGTCAGCGTGGCTGCGTTCAGAATCGCCGTGTTGATGTTGGCATATGCCGCCTGCAAGGTCGTAATCCCGGCCTGGTCCGCTGCAATCGGCTTCGGGTAAATCTTGATATGGGTTCCGTCTGTCAGCTCGATAACAGTGAACGTCATGGGCTGGCCGCTTGCGGTCTTATCGGCCAATCCGATGGATTGAATTGCAACCGCTGTGTTTTCAAGCTGGAACTTATCGCCCACTGTTACCAAAGCCGAGTTGTTTACGACAAGGCTGGCTTCCCGATAATCGACGTTGGTTACAACTCCCGTTGTGGCATTTACTGTGCCACCAACCGGGACAAACGCCTGCGCACCGGTCACGGTCACAGCAGGATCGGCCCCACCCGTGATATTCGGGAGAAATGAGCCGGTAAAAACGTCAAACCCTGCTATGTTCTGACCAATTTGACCTGTTTTCCAGGTTTCCGCAGCTTTACCCTGAAGGGTTTGCCGTGCAGCCAGATCCTTACTGAACAAAAGAGTGTCACGATCATTCAGAACAAAATACCGCTGGGAAGTCTTCCCCTGACGTTCGTTCATGATCGCTTGTGCTTCAGCGATAAACTCATAACCGCTGGTCACGTTGGATCGATAGAACATGGACCCCTGAACAGCAATGGCCGACGCTATGGCTTGATTTAGCACCGATGCCTGTTTTTTACCCGACTCCGTGCCCCGGTTTTCCCAGAATCGAGTGGTCCGCATGTCGTCCGCTCTCATCTTGACGTAATCATTACTGGGTGTACCGAGTAATGCCGGGTAAGTTTCTTCGATGATACCGGTTTCCTGCCCCGACAAATCCCATCCTGCAATCACCGGCGCATGTTGCTCCACCGGATACCAAATGAAGTTGCCGGAGTTTTGCATATTCCCACCGTCCGGCTCATGGAAGGTCGTCATGTTGAGCATGTCCATTTGATGCTCATGTGTTTCCAGAGCCTTTTCAAACATGACCTCTGCTACTTTACCAGTTGATAAACTCATGTCGTTCTCCTTGTATTGTTACCACCTTGAGACATCCACACCAGCTTTCCGGGCTTCCTTCTTTGCATTGTACGCCGATTGAAGATTGTTTTTAGCGTGGGCAGCGTCGTATTTTTTCTTAAACCTTGCCTCTGCCCCCGTTATCGGCGCGTCGCCCTTAATTCCGGTTGCAGGTGCCGGTGCGTTGCTTCGTGGCTTTATTGGATTTGTTAATCGTTGTTTTTCCTGCCCGAGATAAACAGCGGCCTTCATGCCGGACTTGTCGGCAGCCAGCAAAGATTGAAACTTTGCCAGCGCCGCCTTATTCCGGCCAAGGAAGTAAATAACCTTTTCCGAGCCCTCCCCTAAAATCGAAATGACCTGATCTACAATCACATCACCAAGATTCGGGGTTATTGCCTCAACCGCTTTTCGGACGGTAGTATCAGCGGCCTGGTAAATCTCTGGCTTGATACCGCTTTGTTCAATAAGTTCTGCTGCTCTCACATAATGACCGTCCACGGCCTCTGTGAGATTCTCATGTGCCTGCTTTTGATCTGCTTTCCGTTGCTCTTCCAGCCGGGATCTATTGATAGTTTCCTCGGTCCGGTTCAGGTTGTACTTGTCAAGAGCAACGTCAAACTCTTCGTCAGTGTCAAAGTCGTCCTTTTTGGGCCGCACTAAAACCGTTTCTTGCTTCGGCTTGTGCTTGGCCAGCTCCGCATTCTCTCGCTTCAGCCTTTCGATCTCTTCGTCACGCTCTGAAATCTGGCCTCTAAGCTTTTTCTTTAGACCAACGAATTTACCAACCGGCACATTCTTCGATAGGTCGTCGGGGTCCTGCTCCCCTTCTTCCTCTTCCATCCACGGTTCCTTGACTGGCTCAATAGGATTGCCGTCTTCGTCAAGTTCAGGCTCTTCATTAGCTGCCTGTTCTGCTGCGATCCTGGCTGCTTCTTCCTCTGCCAATCTTGCTGCTTTTTCTTCTTCAGTTTCCATCTCAGATATTCTCCTTATCTGCATAGGCGTTTCAGGTTTCCCCCTGCGGGTTTGCGTTTAATCGGGTCGCCTCCGCTTTATCCTGTTTTTATTTGATTAAACAGCTCATCGTCTTCCATATCTTCAATCCGAGGCATGTGCAGCTGTATCACCTTCCCGGCATTGTCAAGCTGCGTTCCCACAGCTTCAATATCCGTCTTTCGTATCGTCGCCCCAGCCTTTTGAGCTTCAACTTGCACTTTCATGCGCTCGGTCTGGGCCTTAAATATGTCGATCTGATGTTCTGCCTGAGTGTTTTGATTATCAAGCTGCATCTTTATCCCTTCCCGCTTTTCCCGCATAATATCAGCCTGGCCTTTAAGCTCTTCGGCCTTAGCCAGTACCATAGCAGCATCGGGCTCCGGTGGTTGCGCCTGCGCCTGGGCAAGAAGTTCTTTCTCTTCGTCAGTCTCGGGCGTCTTGATCCCTGATAAGACAAGCTGTTTGTTAGCGAATTCCTTCAGGTCTTCCATTTCAACGCCGTCCGCAAGTTGAATGATCTTTAACTGCATGGCTTTTCGCATCGGATCATCAGGAGCCATGCTCACAAGGACTTTTTCAAGCCTATCAAGAGTCTGCTCTTTCTGGCTGGTATATGATGCTGTTATCCGGCTTGTGACTTCAAACTCGGCCATTCTCAAATCGTTAAGAATAACAACCTCTCCGGTCTCTTCGTCTATTATGGACCGCATGACCTCAACTTCTTTCTTCGTACCATCCGGCAGTTCAACCTTCTCCTTTCCGGGAACATCGTAAATCTCAGAAGCCATGGAGATATATATCTCACCGTCGCGCCTCATTGCGAATTTCTTGTGCTCCTGATAGATCATCGATTGCATATCAAGACGTGCTTGTAGTGCTAATACCGCCTTGCCTGATGTGTCAGGATCCGCAATGTCCTGTGGTAATCCGGGATTGGCCACCTCACGTATGGCTCCCGCTGATAATTCTATTGCTGCAGTAAGCGCCGGGGGAATGTTTACGTTGGGCATTGTTGCAACTTGGCCGATAGGAAGAGCTTCACCACTGGCATCTTTCATATTCTGCAATAAATACGGGTAATTATTTTCAGCACCCGACATTTGGTACATATGTTCAAAGCCTGCTATTTGCTCCTGAAAGAAGATCGGTTTCTCCCTGGGAGATCTTGAAAACATATCCGTCAAATATGAATACGCAAAGTCACGCATCCGCTGGGGATCTTTGGCCAGCTTGGTCACACCTTCGTAAACTTCTTCCCCTTCGACAATCGCCCGCTCACCGTACTCAGGGACAACTGGTATATGACTACCGGCTATCCTTTCGCCCGTTCTTTCATCGTCAACCATATCGCCGTTGAGGATTTCAGCCCCGGATGCTATGTATTTCCTGACCTCCCAAACCTCGATAGTCTTTGTTTCTTTGTCGATTATCTCATACCCGGCATCCATCATTTCATCCATGACAGAATCAAGGGCTTTCTCCCGCATGATCGTTGTTTCGCCGAACGGATCTGCCATGGTTAAGATCTTCTCTTTAACCTTTTCACGATGATAAAACTCAGCGACATATATTTTCTTACCTGCCCCGCCGATCCACGGGAAAGTGTAGGAGTGTTCCGGGTGTTTGAAATTAGATGGTGAAATGGTTGTAAGCTCTTCGCCGGTTAGTTCCTTAACTAACTTCTTATAACCGTCCTCAGAGTATGCGCTCAGGTGTGAGAAATAATCCGCGTCTGACTTATCGATCCGTTTAGCGTTCGGGTCCCAGTATCCGTTGTTGTTTGCTTCATAGACTGGGCGTCTCACAATCGTTTGTTTCTTGCTCCCGGTCTTATTCGATTTATACTTGGTCTCGATGATCCATGCACCCACCCCGCAGACAACGCTCTCTTGCTCTGCTACGGCGAACGCCTCTAAAGACGTGTTGTGATTCGCATCCCGCCGATAAAGCCCGTCTGCAAGCTCTGCGACCTCATCAGGGGTATCGTTGATCGATTCAAAATCATTCTGGATTGGATTGGATGCAAGGTCGGCAAGTATCTGTTTCCCGGCGCTTCGTATCATGTCGAACTCGCCCCGGTAATCCATCTGAATGTCTTGCAGCAGCGCATCGTCCCAATGCGTTACCCAATAGAACACAAGATCATCGGAGGCACGTTCCCTGTTGACCTGCCCGGACATATACGCTTTGTCGTGTAATCGTTTTAAGTCTGTCAGTTTTAACGGCATGCTCTTCTCCGCCTCGTTTCCAACGTGCATCCCCGTGGTTTGACCGGTTGCGGCATTACAAAATTGACAACATTGGGCTGATATGGGGTCCTCATCAGCATCATTACAGAGTCGGCAAGGTTCGGACTCTGAAACTTGAATTTGGCTTTCATTTCAGCCTTGGTGTATAGCTCGAACTTACCGGATCCGTTCGGCTTGACTGGCATTCTGCACAGTTCAGACCGAAGTTTAGATATCAAGGGGAGAGATGAATCAAAGGAAATCAGGTCATCCGGATTGTGATATTCGTCTTTTTCTACCGCTAAATATGTCCTATACATACGCTGTCTTAGAGTAAAGTAATACTGAGCCCGCTTGTTTTTTATCGCGTCTTTATTGGTCTTCTGGGCCTGAATCGGTGACTTGTCAGCCGGGTCTAAGATCGCATCCGGTCTGTCAACACCTTCCGAGCCCTTGAACATACTGATAAGCGTTGACTTGCCGTTAAACGCCCGGGTTACTTGGCGATTAAGACCCACACCCATACCGTCACAGTCCCATGTAAACGCATCCGAGTTGTGATTGATTGCCAATCCAAGCGCCCAGTCGCCGCCCTCGTTTATATCGCCGTCTGTTTTCTCTTGAAGGTCCAGCAACACCGAGCCGTGTCTGAATGCAAAACCCTTATCATCCGGGCCGGTATCGGATGGATCATGAGAAGAGAACCGAATGCCCTCCGGTTTAAATCCGAGTCGCTTATGAGCGTCAATACATGCGTCAAACCATTCGGCCATGATCAGCGCATCTTCAACACTGTCATTGAACGCACCTTCCCATATCCAGTCGTATTTAGCCCGAGATAGGTTCTCAAAGTCCCACAGTCTTTGAGGTTCTAACTCCTCATGCCATGGGTTGTCGCGCCAGTTCATCTGGATTACAAGATGCATCTCATCTTCATAGTATCCATTAGCGTGGAGATTACCCAGGAATGGCAGGATAAAACGCTTGGAGAACGGATCTGCGGATGACTGGGGATTGGCGGTGAAAAATAGTTGATAACCTTCTGATCTAAATGTGGGTATTACAACGTCAATAGTTTCTTGGCTGAAAGCATGTGCTTCTTCACCCCAGAAGTATTTAAAATTTTGATACGATTGGATTGAAGATGGGCTCCGGTCCAAGCCTCTAAACCTAATACCTCCGCCGGTGTTGCAATCGATCTTTTGTTTGTCAACGTTAAAGCCTGGGACCGGGATATTGCCAATAAGCCCCTTAAAAAGCTTATGCACTGACTCATCAATGGAGTTTTGATATTCACGGCCACACAGCACGTCAGCGGCTTCAGTTTGGCATTTATGCAGCAGTATCCGACCAACTGATTCAGATTTAGCAGACGACCGGCCACCGACCAGCACAATAATCTTAGCCTTTGTGGTCAAGATCGGCTCTGCTTTGCGTGGTATTTGGATTTTTGGCATGTTAGTATTTTGGGTATAAGACAGATTGCAACGTCCTGATTATACTGTGTTCAGACTCATCAATTTCATGCTCCATGATGAACCGTGAATAAGCGCACGAACTCAATTCATAAAGAAAGATGTGACAAACCTCCTCAAATGCAGCGAGCTTGACATTTTCATCCGATAAATCCATTATGAATCTTACTGGCCACGTCTTGCATAGAGATAGCTTTGCAACCCGAGCAACGCTATCACGACGGCACATCGCTATATTTCCATTGCCAACATCTTCATGTTTAAAATGGATCTCTTGAGCTTTGAGTCCGAATATATCAATCCATTTCCGGGACTCGGAAACAAACAAATCAAAATGTTTCTTAGTTGTTTTTGGCATGTCGGCCTTAAATGTTTTAATACAACTATTAAATTATTTGCGAATCCTCTGTATAAGTTCATCGTGAACGGCCATAAACTCATTGTCCTTAGTAAAATCTATCACTTGAGGGTTGTCTGTTGCGGGTCTTAACTCGCATTCAAATTGCGACAGGGTATATATTTGTTCATCTGTTAGCTTAAACCACTCGCCCCTCTCGTGGTCATTGTGGAATAAGGCATGTAGCAGCTTCTCTGTGCCTATATCCCCGGCTACAGTACCGATAACCCTTAACTCATAAGGGCTTCCAGTCTGCAGCACCTTGATCCTAACCTTTAAGGTTTCATGACTGTCGGTAAATCCGATTTTTACCATCTCGGTTTCGGCTGCTTGAATAAAATAAATCATGTTCTGATAACTGCTATTATGTTAACTATCGAGCATTTCAATGAAAATCACCGTAAATCAAAGATCGGTCTGTTTTTACCCCACCTAATATCAGGCACTTACAACCCACATAACCACAATGTCGCAATTTAACCATAATCGCCTGTAATCGCTGAAAATCATATGTTTATTTCTCACTCTTTTTTTCCTTTGGATCGACAATTTCAATGCGCCAATCCAGATCCTTGCCGTCTGCGCCGAGAAACTCATGCTTCTGGTTCGGCATGGCATCGTGGAGTTCAAGGGTGAGCTTCGCAGCTGCCAGCCTGATGTTGTGAGCGATGACCTCCCTTTGATCGGTAACTATCCCCTGGAACTGAAAGAACTTCGTCTCTTTAGCGCTTAACGCCTGCCGTAAACGCAGTAATACCCGGTCAAGCTTCGGGCCTTTTTCGTTTAGGAGTCTGATTGTGTTAGCCCGAACGCTATCCAGGGTTTCTTGGCCTATTTTCTCATCGATTTCGCCCATTTGTAATAAAAGACTATAATATTAAGGGGTTAACTATGTTGTCCTAATATACACGCTCTATATGTTGGGGTCAAATCGGT